GCTTGTGACCCGCTCGACCCACTTGTAGAGCCCGGGCGCGAAGCCACCCTCGGTGTCGGCAGCCTCGAGAGTGACCACGAACGAATCGCCGTCAGGGGCCGCGGTCTTGGCCAGCACGCTCGCGCCGGCCAGATGCAGCTTGAGCGTCCATCCGGCAGATGCCGGATAGTCGGCCAGCCGCCTGCGGTACCGCACGGTCGTGCCCGCGGGAAACGATTCGGGAAGTGCTGTGAGTTCTAGTGCCATGCGCCCACGTTGCCACCGCCGGCGAGAGCCCACCAATCTAAATGACATTTAGATTGGTCGGCCTTTCGCAGATGCACCACTACTGGGTGCATGAGCACCGCAAACGCCATCAAGACGCGCACTGTGAAGGTGCCGCGCATCCAGTACCGCGACTTCGAGGTCGAGGTCGAAGCGCGCGCTGACCAGAGCGAAGGCCAGCTGCGCTTCTACCCGGTCTCGTTCTCCAGCGAAGTCCCCGTTCGCAGGTTTTCGTGGGATACCTGGGAGGAGTACGACGAGGTCCTGTCCCACGCGCCCGGCGATGTGGACCTCAGTCGCGCGAAGAACGGCCTGCCCTTGATCAAGTCCCACCAGCGGCTCTTGCACTTCGGCTCGGTGAACGACATCGCGCTCGATGAGAAGCGCGGCCGCCTGCGTGGGATGGCCAGCTTCTCGTCCATTCCCCTGGGCCAGGAGCAGGAAACGATGCTCCGCGAGGGGCACATCAAGACCGTCTCGGTGGGCTACCAGGTCCTTTCGATGGAGATGGTCGCCAAGGACAAGACGACCGGCCTGGCGACCTACCGCTGCCGCTGGATGCCCTACGAGGTCTCCACCGAGCCCATTCCCGCTGATTACAAGGTTGGTTTCGGTCGCGCGCGCACGGCGCCCGAGGTCGATCTGGTCGAGTTCACGATCGAGGAGCCCGCTACAGAAGGAGAACGAACCATGAGTGTCGATGCAGGAACCCCCCAGCCCACCGCGGCCTACGCGCCCGCGCCGGGCACCGAGACGTCGGCCGGGCCGGCGACCGCTGCGCCGGCACCCAAGGCCACCGAGACGCGCGATCGCGGCGCCGAGGCGGCCGAGATCATGGACATGGCCCAGGCTCACCGGATGACCGACAGAGCGGCAGGCTGGATCAGGCAGGGACTCTCGCCGGACCAGGTTTCGCGCGAGATCCTCAAGGCAGTGCGCACCCAGGGACCCGGGCAGCCGTCGGCCGAGGCGCTGGCTGCGATGCCGGCGCGGGACAGAAAGCGCTACTCAATCCACCGGGCGATCCGTATGCAGGCCGAGCTGATGGACGGCAAGCGCGCCCGGTACGACGGCCTGGAGGCCGAGATCCACGACGAGCTCGTCAAGCACCGCACCGGCGCCGACCACGGCGGCGTCCTGGTGCCGTGGCGCCTGAGCGATGACGACCAGCAGCGCGTGCTGGGCACAACCCAGCAGACCGGCGGCGCTACTCTCGTCGGCCAGCAGGTCATGCCTGATATGATCGACCTGCTGCGCAACCGCGCCCTGGTGCTTGTTGCCGGCGCGCGCCTTTACCCGGGCCTGCAGGGGGTCGTGTACTTCAACAAGAAGACCGGCGCTCCGACGGTGACCTGGATGGAGGAGAACCCCCCGAGCGACGCGCCGCAATCGGAGCCCTCGTACGGCTACGTGTCTCTCTCACCCAAGACCCTGATCGGCCAGGTGCAGATCCCGCGGCAGCTGTTGGTCATGTCCTCGATCGACGTGGAAGCTGATATCCGCAGCGATCTTGCAACCGGCCACGGCCTGGCCCTCGACCTTGGCGCCCTGCACGGCAAGGGCACGGACAAGCAGCCCGTGGGCATCTACGGCGCCGGTGACGTGCAATCCCACCCGGTGGGCGGCGTGCCGGACCTCGAGGACATCACCACGATGCCTGCGCTGGTTGCGGACAAGAACGCCGACCTGGGGGCGCTATCCTGGATGACCACGCCGCTCATGGCAGGGGTGCTCAAGCGCACGCCCCTGGTCAGCGGCTATCCGGTCTTTCTGTGGGTGGGCACCTACCGCGAAGGCGAACTGGGCGGCTACCCGGCGCGCACCACGAACCAGATCTCCAAGACCCTCGGCGCCGGCAGCAACGAGCACGGTCTTGTGTTCGGCAACTGGAACGACCTCCTGGTGGGCATGTGGGGCAACGACCTGGAGATCGTGGTCGACGTCGTGACCAAGGCCGCGCGCGGCCAGATCCTGATCACCAGTTACTCGATGGCCGACACCGCGGTGCGCCGCGGCGAGTCGTTCGTCAAGGGAACCGGCGCCCTGCTGTCGTAACCGGGTGCAAGGGATACGCGCATGACGGAGCAAGGCACGCTGACGATCGAGGTTACCACCGGTCACTGCCTGGGTGGCGAAGGCAACGACGTCTACCCCGGTCAGATCCTGGTAGCTCCGAGGGATCTATCGATCGCCGAGGCCCGCAAGAAGGTCCGCATCGGCTACGCCCGCGTTATTCCGACTGCGCCCGAAGCGGGTCCGCAGGCCGCCAAGGCTTGCGGGCCCGCTGTATTGAGCCAACGGGACCCGGCAGTAGAGACCCGGGACCCCACGATCCAGGCGCCCCAGGGGCGCAGAGGCCGGCCGCGCGCCGGCGGGAGGTAACCAGAGATGACCAACCTGCTCAACGCCTTGTCCCAGACCGTGGGCTCGGTTCTCGCGCCCGCGGCCAGGCGCACCTCGACCCTGACCGGCACCGGGATCGACGTGCTCGAGTACGAGGGCGTGGCCCTGGTGCTGCTGAACGCCTCGGCCGGCACGGGAACCACGCCGACCCTGGATGTCAAACTCCAGCATTCGGACGACGACTCCACCTTCACCGACGTCTACGACGGCGCGTTCACCCAGGTAACGAGTGACGCGGGAACCGCCGGTGTGAAGGTCATGAAGATCGTCGTCTCGGACCTCAAGCGGTACCTGCGCGTCGTGGGCACGATCGCCGGCACCAGCCCGTCATTCGATTTCGGCGTGGAGTTCGTCGGGATCAAGAAGGCGAGCTGAGTGATGGGCTACCTCGGCGAGGCAGACATCACCGCGATGCTGGCTGATCTTGGGGCCTGTGGCGGCGGCGTCTCGGTGACGCTCGGCGGCTGCACCGTGACCGGCTTGCTCGACCGCGAGGCCGCCGAGCTCCTGGGTGCGGAGATGCCCGCTCTGGTGGCGGCTGACGAGGTCGTGCACGTCGCAAGCGGCGCGCTGCCCCAGCTGGCCTCAGGCGCTGCGATCACCGTAGGCGGATCCTCCTACGTCGTGCTCAAGGTCCTTCCGTACGGCGATGGGGCCATGGTGCGCGCCCTGTTGAGGCGGCCATGAGCACGATCCGCGAGCAGATCATAGCAGCAGCAGCCCTGGCGCTGGCCACGGGCACTCCTGAGGGCGTACCCACCCCAGTGCGGACGCGCCTGGACTCACCCAGCACGGACCAGTTGCCAGCTCTCACGGTCTACCAGGCAGCTGAGACGGTCGAGCCGATGCGAGACGCCAAGACCGGCGCAGCCAGCCGCGGGCCCATCGTACGGCGCTCGGTCCTGTTGAGCGTCGAGGTCCTGACCAAGGCCAGCCTGGGCAACGAGCCCGACAAGGCGGCCGATCCGATCCTGGCCTGGGCCACCTCGGCCCTCGCCACAGCCGGCACCTTCGGTGGCCTCGCCAACGGCCCAGCGGACGAGCTCGGAACGAAGTTCGAGTACGAGCAGGCAGAGACATCGTTCTGCCGCGCCACGCAGACCTTTCGCATCGAATACCAGAGCCGCGCCGATGACGCGCAGGCGCTGACCTAACTGGGAGGAAGCCATGGCCGAGGTCGTCAACGGCAACAACATCCTGCTTGGCAGGGGCAAGATCTACTTCGATCGGTTCGACGCCGCGGGGCAGCGCACCGGCGAGCTGTTCCTGGGCAACTGCCCCACGTTCGAGGTCACGCCCACGAGCGAAGACATCAAGAAGTACTCGAGCGCCGACCGGGCAGCCGATCTGATCGCCTCCGATGTGCTGCGCACCACGCTTGCGATCAGAATCGTGGGCGATGAGTTCTCCAAGGAGAACCTCGCCATGGCCTTGTTCGGCGATACGGCCACGCTGTCCCAGACAGGTTCGACCGTGACGGCCGAAGCGATCGCAGACGTGCTGCAAGGCCGCTACTACCCGCTCTCGAAGCGCCAGGTGAGCCTCGTGACCGTAACCGGCACCGGCGGCACTCCCACCTTTGACGTCGATGACGACTACAAGGTAGATAGCGCCACGGGCCGCATCTACATCGTCGAGGGCGGCGCGATCACCGATGGCACGGACATCGAGGTCGATTTCACGTTCGGGACGATCGCGCTGCCTACGGTGCGCGGCATGAACCAGACCTCGATCAAGGGCTACCTGCGCTTTATCGGCGATCCGGC